ACAGCAAACTTTTTGGAATCGTAAAAAGGTGTATGTATCTACCCCCACAATTGAAGGAGCATCACGAATTCAAAATGATTATTTGAAAGGTACCCAAGAAAAATGGATGAAAAAATGTCCATGCTGCGGCGAATATGTATTTATAAATTTTTACGGCACCAAGTTTCAGCATGAATGGATAAGCCCGAAGGTTGCTAATGTCTGGGATGTAAATTTCAAATGTCCTGAATGTTGGGCTGAAGCAGATGAATTTGCTTGGAAAGCTCAGCCAGGCAAATGGATAGCAGAAAATCCTAACATAAAAGGAACCAGGAGCTTCCACTTGAACGCTTTTTATTCTCCCTGGTACCACTGGGATGCAATTATAAAAGAGTGGCTCGAAGCAAAGAAAGACCCAAAGCTTCTCCAAGTCGTAATCAATACACTATTCGGCTTACCATATAAAGAAAAACTTGACATAGATAGTGAGGACGACTTTTTAAAACGTCGCGAACCATATGAGTCAGAGCTACCAGATGGAGTATTATTACTGACATGTGGAGTTGATACCCAGGACGACAGACTTGAATACGAGGTTACTGGATGGGGCAGGGGAGATGAAAGTTGGGGCATCGAATACGGTGTAGTTCTTGGTAAGCCTGATGACCCAACGACATGGCAAATGCTCGATGATAAATTAAAGAAAGTGCATCATTTTGAAGATGGAAAAGGCTTATTGATTGCATGCACATGTATTGATAGTGGTGGTCACTTCACTACCGAAGTGTACAAGTTCTGCAAAAAGAACGAACATCGTAGAATTGTTGCAGTAAAGGGTAAAGGCGGTCCTGGCATGCAGCTCATTCACAAGCTTAGCCGAAATAATAAAGAAAATGCATTAGTTATTATTTTGGGAGTTGACGAAGGAAAGACAAATATCATATCTGCTCTTAAAGTTGAAGAACCAGGTCCAAGATATTGCCATTTTCCTGATGAGGAAGATAGAGGATATGTTCGTAGCTACTTTAGTGGCTTACTTTCAGAGCATCAGGAATTAATAAGGACAGGCGGAATAGCTCATTATGTATGGAAAAAGAACGTTGAACATGCAAGAAATGAGGCATTTGACACAAGAAATTATGCTCAGGCAGCCCGTCAATTAATAAAACCTAATTATGATGAGCTTGAAAAAAGGATTAAAGCAATGTCTTCAGGTGCAATCCCATCAGTTCTACAGCAAAGCAAGCCTAAGAAACGAAGTGGGTGTGTCAAAAAAGGTATTGATTAATACGGAAATCGTGCAAATATGTACGGTTTTTAATTATTTTATAACGATTTTAAAGAAAAGTTGGTGATGATATGGCTGCAATAACTCTTGAATTTGCAAAAGATAGACTTGCGTTATGGCTTGAGGCAGAAGCGGCAGTTGCAACTGGTCAAGGATATCAGATTGGATCTAGGCGATTAGAGCGAGCAAACCTCTATCAGATAAGAGAACAAATAAAGATGTGGGAAAGCAAAGTTGAAGAGCTTGAATCAATAGCACGTGGTGGAGGAAGAAGAAAATCTTTTAGAATAACTCCAAGGGATTTGTGAGGTGACTAGGTTGAATAATTCAGAAATGGTTGAGATTGAAAAATCAAAGACAAAGCAATTGGAAGCCAAGGCACAAATCCAAATTGCAAAAGCAAATGGAGAAATTGCTAAGGCGAGAGCTCAACTCGCTAAAAGTTTTAGGAATTCAGGATATTCTGAAAGCGGAGCAAGCAGGGTGAAAAAATCTGTGAAAGGTTGGACTGCTAACAGCAAGAGTCCAAAGGAGGACATAGACGATAATCTTGATTTGCTACGACAGAGATCTAGAGATCTGTTCATGAGCGCACCAATTGCAACATCAGCAATTAAAACAAATAGAACGAACGTTGTTGGACAAGGACTTAAACTAAAAGCAAGAATTGATTTTTCTTTTCTTGGACTTTCAAAAGAAGAAGCTGATGCATGGGAAATGAATACAGAAAGAGAATTCAATCTGTGGGCTGATTCTGTTTGGTGTGACGCTCTCAGGATAAATAATTTTAACGAGTTGCAGCAGCTCGCATTTATGTCATGGCTTCTAAATGGTGATGGTTTTGGTCTGTTGAAAAATGATGATGCAACTGATTGGATGCCTTATACTCTCAGGATGCATTTGTTTGAAGCGGATCGAGTTAGTAATCCAAATAATAAAACAGGAAACGACGTTAAAGCTCCTAATGGAAATCGAATAATAAATGGTATTGAAATAAACAGTAATGGCGCTGTCGTAGCATACTGGGTTTGTAATCAATATCCAAGTAGTAATTCAGGGAAGAAAGAGTGGAGTCGTGTTGAAGCCTTCGGAAAGAAAACAGGTAATCCTAATATTCTTCACCTCATGGAGCAGGAACGATGCGAGCAATATAGAGGGGTACCATATCTGGCGCCGGTAATAGAATCTTTAAAACAGATTAACAGATATAGCGAAGCGACATTGACGGCTGCAGTAATACAGTCGTTTTTTACTGCATTCATTAAAACTGAAACGAACGCGTCGGATAATCCATTTAATTCTGCTATACCTGAAGATCAGCAGGTAGAAAGTGATGAATTTTCTTATGAACTTGGTGCCGGAACAATTAACGTGTTAAGACCAGGTGAGGATGTTACTTTTGGAGATCCTAAACAACCAACAGCACAATTCGAAGCATTCACTACAGCAATGTGCAAATATATTGGTGCAGCATTGGAAATACCTTTTGAACTTTTAACAAAGTCTTTTATGGCCAGTTATTCAGCATCGAGAGCTGCACTCCTAGAGGCATGGAAAGCATTCCGCATGAGAAGAACATGGTTTGCGGCTGACTTCTGTCAACCTACATATGAGGTGTGGCTATCTGAAGCTGTTGCAGTTGGAAGGGTGAATGCTCCAGGATTCTTTAATGATGCCGCAATAAAGAAATCTTGGTGTAAAGCTGATTGGAATGGACCAGCTCCTGGAATGATTGATCCCGTAAAAGAAGTTCAAGCTGCTACACTCAGAGTTACTGAGGGTTATTCCACACATGAACAGGAAACAATCGGACTCACTGGTGGTGATTGGGATAAAAATATAATTCAGATTACTAGAGAAAATGAACTTTTAAGAAAGGCCAGAGGAGCAATACAACCAGTAATAGAAGGGGGAAATGAATAAAATGAGTTTTTGGAGTTTTAAAAACAGTACTGAAAATGAGAATGAAGTTGAACTTCATGTCTCAGGTGAGATTATTAGTGATGATAACGCATGGATATACGATTGGTTCGGTATTCCAAACGCATCACCTAACGCATTTCGAACTGAACTGGCAGCGCATAAAGGTAAAAACATAACTGTTTGGATAGACAGCTATGGTGGTGATGTCTTTGCAGGAGCTGGAATTTATAATGCCTTAAAAGAACATGACGGAAAAGTAACATCAAAGATAACAAAAGCAATGTCTGCAGCTTCTGTTATTGCTATGGCAGCTGATGAAATTCAAATGAGTCCTGTCGGAATAATGATGATACATAATCCTATTGGAAGAGTTGATTGGGGCGAAGCAAAAGATATGCGCAAAGCCGCTGATGTATTGGATGAAGTAAAAGAAACTATAGTCAATGCATATCAAATTAAGACAGGAAAGCCTCGAAATAAGATTTCAGAAATGATGGATAGTGAAACTTTCATGTCTGCTAAAACGGCAATTAAAGAAGGTTATGCTGACAAAATATTATATTCAGACGATAAAGCAGATCCAGTTGAAAATAATTTTTCTTTTAGTCATCTGTCAATACAAAATTCAATGGCAGATTCAATGAAGAAATTCTTTGAAGTAGCAAAAAATAACCCATCAAAAGATACACAATTACCTAGTGCACCACAGGCAAAAGCTCCAGAGCTTCAGCCTGCTGCAAATATAACTAACAAAGACGAAGGAGGTTCACCTATGTTTAAAGACGTAACTGAACTTAGAAATGCGCATCCAGATTTAGTTAAGCAAATTGAAGATGCTGCAAGGGATGAAGGAACGAAATCAGAAAGAACAAGGATTCAGGATATTGAGAAAATATCAAAAAATCTGGATCAGAAATTAGTCAATGAGGCTAAGTTTGACAAGCCTGTTGATGCAAAGGACTTAGCATTTCAAGCATTGCAGCAGGATAACAGCAAAGGTAAAAAGTATCTTGATGATGCAAAAGCT